CCCAGCGCGACGGATCTGCCATACCGCCTTATCTGCAAGTTACACTGTCGAATGGTCTGGTGGTGGAGCGAAAGGGGAAAAACAGCTCACTCACCATCACTGACCCAAGCGGCATAAAAGGCGGGCAGCAGCTTCTAAACGAGTTCATAGAGCAGCTGGCCCTGGATCTGCCGCGATTTATGAATTCCAACGGCAAGGAGAAGGCCAACACTCTGCTGCAGATCATCGGCGTGGGTGAGCAGCTATACGAGCTAGAGCGGGAAGAAACCGAGCTATACAACCGCCGGCATGCCATCGGGCAGATTGCCGATCAGAAGGCGAAGTTCGCCAAAGAGATGGTGTGTTACGGCGGCGTGCCTGAACAGCCCATATCAGCATCGGACCTAATCAAACAGCAGCAGGCGATCCTAGCCAAAAATGGCGAGAATCAACTCAAGCGTCAGCGCGTGAAAGAACTCAAGAGTCAGAGGGAACAGCTCGAACAGCATATTGCAGACATCGCCAAGCGACTGCAGGAAGCCAACGACAGAATGAATGCTCTAGTGGATGATCTCGCAATCGCTCAAAAATCCGCAACTGACCTGCACGATGAGTCAACCGCAGAACTCGAGCGCTCTATCACAGAGATCGAGGAGACCAACCGCAAGGTGAGAGCTAACTTGGATAGGGACAAGGCCGAGGAAGACGCGAAGGCCTACCAGGACCAATACGCAACGCTGACTACAGAACTCGAAGCCGTGCGCAAGGCCAAGTTCGATCTCCTGCATGGTGCAACCCTGCCACTCACCGGCCTCTCGGTAGAGGGCGGTGAGCTGACCTACAACGGCTACAAGTGGGACGGCATGTCGAGCTCCGATCAACTCAAAGTGGCTACGGCAATCGTGCGCCAGCTTAATCCCCAGTGCGGCTTTGTGCTCCTGGACAAGTTGGAGGCTATGGACCTCGATACGCTACATGAGTTTGGTCAGTGGCTGGAGTCCGAGGGTCTGCAGGCCATCGCCACCCGAGTTTCGACAGGTGACGAATGTCAGATCATCATCGAAGACGGCTACGTGACGGGGGCCCCGGAGCCCGCTGCTACACCCCAGTGGAAAGCAGGTGAGTTCTAGCGTGGGCGCACCTACCGACCTAACCGGAAGGGCGTTCGGGCGGCTGACCGTGATTGAGCGTATCGGAACAAAACAGGGGCACTCGCTATGGAGTTGCATCTGTGCCTGCGGCAACAAGGCAGCTGTCACTACGCCCAGTTTACGCAGCGGAAGAACATCATCATGCGGCTGTATCAGGAAAGAGCAAGCAGCTATGCGCAGTCAAGCAGCAGGAATAGCGCGCGCGCGGCAGATGACCAAACATGGCCAGGCCGGGACACGCCTGTACAACGTCTGGAAGTCAATGCGGCAACGATGCAACAACCCTCACGATCACTACTACGCGGATTACGGCGGTCGAGGCATTCGGGTCTGCAGTGATTGGGATGATTACGAGGCCTTCTATCGGTGGGCAATGAACAGCGGCTATGATCCTGATGCATCGTTCGGAGTATGCACCATTGATCGAATCGATGTGAACGATGATTACCGCCCAGGCAACTGCCGGTGGGTTGACCTAGCGTCGCAGGCAAACAACCGCAGGCCCAGGTCAAGAAAGAAGGTGAACTAGTGGAACTGGTAAGAGGCATTCAGACTGAGGCTCTCAAGCTAGTGGTATATGGTCCCGAAGGCATAGGGAAATCAACATTCGCAGCGCAATGGCCGCGTCCTATCTTCATAGACACTGAAGGATCGACAACACGGATGGACGTTGTACGCACTCCAAAGCCGTCGAGCTGGACGCATGTGCTTGAGCAAGTCAAGTATTTCATCCAGCATCCGAACGAGCTAGAAACACTGGTCATCGATACCGCCGATTGGGCAGAGAAACTATGCATCGAACACGTTTGCGCCATCAAGCAGATCAAAAGCATCGAAGACCCGGGCTATGGACGCGGCTACGTGTTCCTTGCTGAGGAGTTCGGAAGATTCCTGAATCTCCTTGATGACCTGCGCGAGAAAGGCGTTCATATCGTATTCACGGCTCACGCAGCTATGCGCAAGTTCGAGCGGCCTGATGAGAGCGGGGCATATGACCGCTGGGAGCTCAAACTCCAGCGGAAAACGGCGCCGCTGCTCAAGGAATGGGCCGACGTAGTCCTATTCTGCAACTACGAGATCCTCGTGATCAAGAACGAGGACAGGAAAGCAAAGGCCCACGGCGGGGCCAGAGTCATCTACACCAGTCATCATCCATGCTGGGATGCCAAAAATCGGCACAGCCTGCCGGAGAAGCTGAAGTTCGACTTCACAGAGATCGCCCACATCATCCCGATCAGGGGCCAGGCCTCGGCAGTCGCCACAGCACCAGCAAAACCGGCCACCGAGCCTGAGCCCGAACCGACATTTGGCGACACCATTGAATCGCCCGTGCCGGCGCCCAAGGCCGCACCTAAGAGGCAGGCAGCTCCCGCCGGCGTGCCCAAGGCCTTGGCTGACCTGATGATGGCCAACGATGTAACAGTCGAAGAGATCCAGGCCGTGGTGGCTCACAAGGGCTACTACCCGGCAGATACTCCGATTGTCAATTACGATCCGGGTTTCATCGACGGCGTGTTGGTAGGGGCCTGGTCGCAGGTGTTCGCGATGATTCAGCAAGCACGAGGAGGTAAGTAGCATGGCAGAGGAACTAGGACGTGAACTGTCGTGGGATAGCGAGATAGAACAGGACAGCGCCGAGTTCGTAGTGTTGCCGCCTGGCGACTATGACTTCGAAATCGTCGACTTCGAACGCGCCAGGCATCCCGGCAGCGCAAAACTTCCGCCGTGCAACAAGGCGGTTGTTCACATCAGGATTGAGGGTGAAGAGGGCGTTTCGACCATCCGGCATAATCTGTTCCTGCATTCGATCACCGAGGGGATGCTCTGCGCGTTCTTCACGGCCATCGGTCAGCGGCGCCGCGGTGAGAAGGTCAGCATGAACTGGAATGCCGTTGTAGGTTCCAGAGGACGCGCCAAAATCGGAATCCGCAAATGGACCAATGACGAGGGCCGCGAGCTGGTTTTCAACGAAGTCCAGCGGTTCTATGAGCCAGAGGAGCCGGCCAGGGGATTTCAGGCGGGGGTGTTTTAGCCTTGCAGCTCAGGCCGTATCAGCACGAAGCGAAGGCGGCGATCCAGGCCGAGTGGGCGCGGGGTAACACCCGCACCCTCCTGGTGCTGCCGACGGGCACGGGCAAGACGATAGTTTTCACTAAGCTAGCCGAGGACTGTGTCAGAAACGGTGAGCGGGTGCTGATACTCGCTCACCGCGGGGAGCTACTCGACCAGGCCGCCGACAAGTTGGCCAAGAGCACCGGCCTCGGCTGTGCCGTGGAGAAGGCCGAGAGTTCGTGCCTGGACTCCTGGTTTCGCGTGGTGGTGGGCAGCGTGCAGTCTTTGATGCGTGAGGACCGGCTAGCCCGATTTGATAAGGACCACTTCGGCGCCATCATCGTAGACGAGGCCCACCATGCCATCTCCGAGAGCTATCAGAGAGTGCTGGCGTACTTCGACCGGGCCAAGGTACTCGGGGTAACAGCTACACCCGACCGCGGGGATATGCGCAACCTGGGCACGTATTTCGAGAGCCTGGCCTATGAGTATACGCTGCCCAAAGCTATCAAAGAGGGCTACCTCTCGCCGATCCGGGCGCAGACCATTCCCCTGAGGCTCGATATCTCAGGGGTGGGGCAGTCGGCCGGCGATTTCAAGGCCAGCGACTTGGGCAACGCGCTAGATCCGTATCTCTATCAGATCGCCGAGGAGATGGCAAAGGTGGCCATGGATCGAAAAACCGTTGTATTCCTGCCGCTCATCAAGACGAGTCAGAAATTCCGCGATATCCTGCAAGAACGCGGCTTCGAGGCAGCTGAGGTCAACGGCGAGAGCACGGATCGGGCCGAGATCCTAGCCGACTTCGACAACGGGCGCTATAACGTTTTGGCCAACTCAATGTTACTCACCGAGGGCTGGGACTGTCCCAGTGTTGACTGCATCGTGGTGCTCCGGCCTACGAAGATTCGATCTCTCTACAGTCAGATGGTAGGCCGCGGGACCAGGCTATACCCAGGCAAGGACCACCTGCTCCTGCTCGACTTCCTGTGGCACACAGAACGCCACGAACTATGCCATCCCGCGCACCTGATATGCGAGTCTGATGAGGTCGCTCAGAGAATGACTCAGAACATCGAAGAGGCCGGGGGCCCTGTGGACATCGAAGCCGCCGAGCTCCAGGCTGAGCTGGATGTCGTCGCCGCCCGGGAAGAGGCGCTGGCCAAAAAGTTGGCCGAGATGAGGCGGCGAAAGCGAAAACTCGTCGATCCGCTACAGTTCGAGATGTCGATCCAGGCTGAGGATCTGGCGAACTACGTGCCAACCTTCGGTTGGGAAATGGGACCTCCAACTGAGGGGCAGATCAAGACCCTCGAAAAGTTAGGCATCATGCCGGATGCTATCGAGAGTACTGGCAAAGCGTCCAAACTGCTGGACAGACTCAGCCGGCGCATAGAAGCGGGGCTGTCTACTCCGAAGCAGATCAGGTTTCTAGAGGCCCGAGGATTCAGGCACGTAGGAACCTGGCAATTCGAGGACGCTCGCAACCTGATCAATCGAATTGCCGCGAATGGCTGGAGAGTGCCGTGGGACATCAATCCTGCAACCTACATGATAGATAGAGGGGCTTAATTATGAGCCAGAAGCGTGATCTTAGAGAGATCCTAGATCATATCGACCCCGCACTCCTGGACTACCAGCAGTGGGTCAGCGTCGGCATGGCTCTGAAAGACGGGGGTTACACGGCGGCAGACTGGGACGCATGGAGCCGCAGGGACCCTAAACGGTACCATGCCGGCGAGTGCTTCAAGAAGTGGACAACCTTCCAGGGGGCAGCTGCCCCCGTTACAGCCGGCACCATAGTCGCACTAGCCAAGGATCAGGGTTGGCAGCCACCGGCGCAGCAGAGCCACGAGCTAGAGTGGAATGACGTGATCGGCCCCAGAGAAGAGCTGGTGGTGGTAGATCGCCACTGGCTGGAAGGGCAGGAGGTAGTAGAGCCGGCAGAATGGGATCCCGCGAAGCAGCTCGTGAAGTACCTCGAAACGCTGTTTGAAGCATCAGAACTAGTAGGCTACGTCACGACGAGCTGGGAGAAGGACGGCAAGTTCCTGCCCACCAAAGGCAACTATGACAGGTCAGCCGGTGAACTCATCCAGGCGCTGAATGAGTGCAAGGGCGATATCGGCGCCGTGATCGGCGACTGCAACCCGGAAGCGGGCGCCTGGATTCGGTTCAACCCGCTCGATGGCCGAGGCGTGCGTAACGAGAACGTCACGGAGTATCGGTATGCCCTGGTCGAATCAGATGACATGGCTATCGACGAGCAACACGCCATCATCCGCAAGCTAGAGTTACCGGTGGCAGCCTTGGTTCACAGCGGCCGGAAGAGCCTACACGCTATCGTGCGGATCGAGGCCGGATCCTATGAGGAATACCGCCGCCGAGTGGACTACCTCTACAACGTGTGCCGGCAAAACGGACTCAAGATCGACAATCAGAACAGAAACCCCAGCAGGCTCAGCCGTATGCCTGGCATCATGCGCAATGGCCATAAACAGTTTCTGGTGGATACCAACTTCGGGAAAGAGAGCTGGCGCGAATGGCAGGAATGGATCGAAAGCGTCAATGATGATCTGCCCGAACCCGAAAGTATGGCGGACGTATGGGATCGCCTGCCCAATCTGTCGCCGCCGCTTATTGACGGAGTTCTCCGGCAGGGCCACAAGATGCTGCTGGCCGGGCCCAGCAAATCAGGCAAGTCATACGCGCTCATTCAGCTGTGTTGTGCTATCGCCGAGGGCAGAGAGTGGTTCGGCTGGCCATGTGCCCAGGGCCGGGTCATGTATGTCAATTTGGAGCTCGACCGAGCGAGTTGCCTGCATCGATTCAAGGACGTATACACTGCCCTGGGATGGAACCCTGCCAACCTGCACAACATCGACATCTGGAACCTGCGGGGCAAGGCCGTGCCCATGGATCGGCTAGCGCCTAAGCTGATCCGCAGGGCGCACAAGAAAGGTTACATCGCTATCGTAATTGACCCCATTTACAAAGTGATTACTGGCGACGAGAACAGCGCCGACCAAATGGCCAATTTCTGCAACCAGTTCGACCTGGTATGTCATGAATTAAATGCAGCCGTGATCTACTGCCATCACCACAGTAAGGGCTTCCAGGGGCAGAAACGTAGCATGGACAGGGCCAGTGGTTCCGGCGTATTCGCCCGGGATCCTGACGCGCTTCTGGATCTCATCGAACTCGATCTCACCGACGAGATTCGCAGACAACAGGAGTCTGAGGCTGTCTGTGGCGTGGCCAGAGCGTGGCTGGAGCGTCACGTGCCGGGCTATGAGATCAAGGTGTCACCGGATGCACTAGGCAACGCGAACGGCCTCCTGGACGCGTGCAAGCGGCTATTGCCGGCCGATCTATACCAGGCCATGGATCGGGCCGTAGAAGACGCCATGAAGGCCGTCAGGCACTACACAGCGTGGCGTATCGACGGCACTCTGAGAGAGTTCCCGAAGTTCACGCCGATCGACGTCTGGTTCGACTATCCGCGGCATCGCGTCGATACCGCCGGCGCACTGAAGCACGTCGAACCCGAGGCCGACAAGCCGCCGTGGCAGCGTGGCACCGAGCGTAACATCAAGAGCAAGGGACAGCGCCGAGCAGAACGCCTCGCTGCCGTAGAAACTGCCTTCGAGGCATGCAACACCGGCGAGGATGTGACCCTCGAAAACCTCGCTGAATACATGGGTGTCACTGGAAAAACGGTGAGAAAACGAGTACGTGAACACGGTGGCTTCGCTATCGATGACGGTATCGTGAATCGCAAGGAGGGGAAGAAGCC